TTGGTAGGTTAAATCTTGTCCGAATAACATATACGAATCTATATTGTTGTAATTAACGCCATTGTAAAATCTTATGTCATGAGGTAATGAATCGCTTTGACCATACATATAAAGCAAACAAGGCTTTGGAGTGTACGCTTGATAGTTTTCGTTAAGCGCATATCCTAAAATTGCGTAATTGTTACCACTAACTGAACGCTGAAATAATAAATTTTCAAATGGACTTTCAATAGTATATTCTCCACCATCATAATCAAATTGGTAATTCATATCACCGTATTTTTGATTGTAAGTTTTGAAGTAATTTTTATTTGTAAATGATTCGCTTTCTTGATATTTGAAATTTATCTTTTTGAATAATGGAACTCTACTAACATCAATAGAATCTAAGTCCGTGTATTCGGTTATGTCAACAATAGCCCCTTGACTGTACCATAAATCCAAAGGCAACACTTGATAAACATCTTGCTCAACGGGAACACAAGTCATATTAAACTCCTTTAGAACTCCCGAAAAGAAATCACCTACTTTAATATCAGGCATTATGTTGTTTAAATTTACGTTGCCCGATAATGTTGTTTGAACTGTACTAATTTGAGATAGATTATTTAATCCTTGAATTGCTTGGATTTGATAAATAATATTCATGTCAACACTCATTGGTACTGTTGCTCTTAACTTAAATGTTAAAACCGTATTTAAACCAATCGTGTTTTGAAAAGATACATTTCCAAAGTTCCCAGTAGTGTCTCCAGTTATTGTTTGAGTATAATTTCCGTTTTGAAAAACATCAATATAAAAAGTCCCAGCAGCCGATAAATTTAATACTTCAAAATAAACTGTGTGAAATTGTACACCAACAGCGTACAAAATATTTATTTGGTCTTGGTAAATATCTACATATTGAGGTAAAGACGGATTTGGAATATTAGGGGCTGCAATTACAGTTGCTAATATTTGGTCTATTAATACATCAGACTGCTGACTTACCCATTGATATTCTATCGTGTTTTTGCCCCATAAAAATAGTTTCTTAAATCTTTCATCGTTAAAAAACGAACTATCAAATGTTATTCCGTATTTGTCTTCAATAGCTTCAAATATCTTACTTACTTTGACAGCAGGGAAAAGCTCATCGTATTGGATAGCATGAGCGTTTTGCGTTATGTCTTGCGTTCCATGATAATAAGTCCATAACCGCGTGTTGGCAATTAACGGATAGCGAACATCAAAATCTGTTACCGTGTCAGTTATTCTATTATAAATATTAGTTCCAGTAAAGGCAAATTCTAAATCGCTGTAATCTAAGTCTTTTAATTTATCCTCTCCAAACTTGTCTTTTAATGAAAGTATGTCGCCATAAAAAGTAATAGTGTAACTTTCTACTTGTCCGTTTTTTACATTCGCCTTTTCGAGCTGTATCTTTCCACGCCTAAAAAACGTTAAGTCAATTTCAATAAAAGCATCACGCCTTAAATTTTGGTCTATTGTAGGATTTACATCTGACTGATAAAAGTGTTCAAATATCTCATTGTTATGAGGTGAAGCAGGAACGGTAAAACTTTGCGAAAAGTCTGTGAATACCTTTGATATGTCCGAAATATTCTGAACGCTGGAAGTTACGTTAATCTGTTCATCGTTGAATAACTCTACTTGAACACCCTCAATAAATAAACCGACTATCCGTTTCATATTACGTTGTTAATTGTGTTGTAAGAAAAGTCAAACTCTAATTGATAGTTAATCGTCTTTTGGTTTATGTTCTTAAATAGTTCAGTGCTTTGTGTTTTTAAAGTAGCTGGTAAACTATTGATTAATATCCTTTCACTTAGCATAAGTTGCTTAAGTAAATTGTTATAACTTTCATCTACCCAGTCCGTGTTTACCTTTATTGAGTTTTTTCCGTTTGTGTTGAAACTCTTTGTTTGCCCTTCTAAAGTGTTGTAATTTGGAAAAGTGGACTGCATTAAATTGTATTTCGTGTTTTCAACGCTTAGGATGTTATTTGAAGCTGCATAAAACCAAGTCCTTTGCCATGCTCCATATTGATTTACAAAGTCGCATAATACAGGCGTATATCTACAATTTAAATTCGGCTTGAATGTTGCTTCCCATAATGATGTAAATGTAATTCCGGATAAAGTGCCTATTTGAAATTTATTTCCATCGGCATAATTATTTGGGTGAACTCTGTAAACGTCTTTTAAAGTGGGAGTCAATGAAGATATATTAACAGTGGTTACGGCTCCAGTTCTTAAATTAGTATATCTCGCTCGATAAAGCGTATCGGTTAATACAGTGGCATGACCTCCTCTATAAGCATTATTTGAGCTTGGATTAATAGAACTATCATAAGCATAAGTAAACGTTCCCTGATCGTGTAAAACTGTAGTAACCGAATATAAATTAGGATTATAACCTTGTTCGTAATACCCAAAGCCATCAAATGCTTTATAAGTTGTAGTACTTAAAAGCGTGTAAACTCCTGTATCTAATTTATAACGTTTTACTTGTGCGTTGCACCATTGTGTTGTTTCGGAATCTGGCGTAGTATTATATATTTGTTGTCGTACATTCCAACTTATGTACTCTCGGATGTAAGGTGAAATATTATAATACGTGTTTACGTTGTTTGAAGCTGGAATTAATTTGCTAAGTATATATTGAGGGTCGGTTGGTGCTGAGCCAGTTCCGTTCCATAATCTTAATTCTATCTTTGAACCCTCTTGACCTGTTTCGGATATTTCGATTATATAAGGTGAACGTGCGAAAATACTCATTTTATATTTTTTAAGTTTTGATTTAATATTGAATTTAAAAGCGTTTCAGCATCTAATCCGTATTTATCTATTAACACGTCCGGAAGTTTCTTAAATGCTTTCTCAAATGGCTTAGTAAAGAACAAGCTTGGTTTGATTCCGTATTTTTGTATATGCGCAGCCAAAGCAAATTTAATTCCTGAACGTGACGCAAATTGACCGCCTTGTTTTCTCGGTGCTAATCCTTTTCGAACTACCCATTTATCAAAGTGTCTCGGACTTGGTCTATTTGATAAACCTGATTTATATGAATAATCTGTATTGTATTTTTTATGAGTACCCGAAACCCCTTTATCTTGGAAGTTACCGTAAGCCTCCATGTCAAAATAAACGCCGATTGAATTTGGGAACTCTTTTACTTCACCTTTTATTGAGCTGGATAATTTTCCAGACGTATCTTTATTTTGTCGCTTTAATTCGGCTTTCGCTTGGCTAACAACTTCATCTCTAAATTTCTGTAAGGCTTTTAGTGTTTCACTCATTAGCAAATAGTCATTGAGTTAGGAACTAAAATATCGAGTGTCATTGTCCAGCCTGCTAAGTAATTTTCAAAGCGTTCAGCGAATGGCTCAACTGTTGCGTTACCATCTACCATGAAATTGTCGCTGAATAATTCCCCACGTCTTAAACTTTCGTAAAGCCTATTTTGAACTGCAAACATTGTATTTAAAACGTCTTGTTCGTTGTTGTCTCCGATAAATATATTCGTGTTTTCGTTCTTTGAAATATCAACAATATCCATACATAAAATAGATACATTAAAACGAATTATGTTATTCTCAATCGTGCTACTATTTACAATTATATGCGCTAAAGGAAAAATTGTTTGTTTAGACAAGTCAACAGCGAATATGTCACCCTCCGTTACCGTGTTTATAAACGCGTCATTATCGAAGTGTCCTTTTAACGTATCCAGTAAATTATAATAATTACCCATTTTTAAATTTTCTTTTTAATTCTCTATTTTCAATTTCAGTTCGCTGTCGCTCGTAAGTAAGGTAGGTAAGGCACTTCCGTATTCCCAATTTGGTAACTTCATCAAACTTTGTAACGTCTCCTTTAGCGAGTGCATATATTGAATTATACCATCCCCATTGCTTATTGAATTGAGTCCGTTCTGAATAGTCGTGTTGAGTTCCTTGTTCTTCTTCATCTCCACTTCCAAAGAGGTAAGCGAAGCTTGAACTAAGTCGTTTCCTAAATGATAAAAAAAAACCGATGCTGACATTGCAATATCCAAAGGAGTGTATTTCATTAACTCAGCGAATTCATCCGTTCCTGAATACGGCATTATTTCGTAAGTGCTTTGTTTCGTTTTTTTGGTTATCGGCCTATAAAGAACTGCCATTGCTTTGTGAAATGTTTCAACCTTGCCTATATTGTGGTCCAAGTCTACATATTCACCGAAACTCATATCTTCTAAATTAGGAATGAAACCGAATTCCATGTCTTGTATTTTAAACGTAGTTTTGAAATCCGTCTTTTGCTGGAATAATTCGTTAAAATGATTAGCCAATCCAACAACATCACTCCATTTAATCTTTAATACGTCACGCATATTTAAACCGCAGAAAATTTCAATAGATTTTTGAGCGATTAACTCTTCATCGTTTGAATCCTCAACCAATTTCATGAACTTTTGGTAATTCATTAATGGAATTTCACTAAGCGTTGTTGGAATTACTATTTCCGTTTTCATATTTATATAACTTTAGATTTGATAATTGTAGTAAGCTAAGGCAATATCGAAGGCTTGCCCTAACATTTTTGTGTGTATTCGTATTTTCATAGGATCATCAAACACTATTTTTATGCGAATACCTTTCTTTTCTAAGATGAATTTCTCAACTGTGCGCACCATTAACGGTAGGTCATCTGTCATTTATGTAAATTAATGAATAAAATACTGACCATAATGTGGATTAACTCCCAACACTTCCATTTCGTGGTAACGTGCTGCGTCAATGCTGTGGTTGTTGAAGTCAATAGGCTTGTTTAAACGAACGCCAGTTTTATCAGTGTCCCAAATGTAGCCACGTAATTCTTTGATTAGATTCGTGCTGTTTGACGTTACTAAGTATTCTTGGCTTTGCATTATTTGAATACCAAAGTTTATTGAGTCCTTGCCTTTTGTTACTCCTTTTATCGTCTTTCCGTACCGTCTAATCTCTTCTATTGACTTAGGCTCGGAACTATCCGCATATATTGGAACGTTATCAGGAAGTATTTTAGCAATATCGCTGTTTATCATTCCTGTACGGTAAACAAGTTCGTTTAATATTCTTTGACCATTCCATGTATAAACCTCAACTGCTGAGGTGGGGTCATTCGTGTATCCAAAGTCAAGTCCAATTCCTATCAATCTCGCATCACTTGGAATACTATCAATTTGTTTCCAGTTGCTGAATATAACGCCCTCAAGCATTCCGATTTCGCCTAAGCCGTAAACACGCCACCAATTACTCCAATACGTGCTTGTTGACGCTTTTTCTCGGTTCTTTTCTATTTGGTCAATAATTGACTTGTCAAGAGCTTCGTTATCCTTGTAGGTAAGAATTATAAAGTCTGCGTCTGGTTCGTCTTTTAGTTCGGTATGCACCCAAAATTCATTAGCTGGGTTAAAGTCTAAAAATACTTCTTTTTTAGTCCGTATAGCAAGTTCATTATAAGATTCAAAGGTAACATTATTGCATTCGTTAATATAAAGAATATCACGGCGAGCACCACGTAACTTAGAGCTATCGTCCGCACTAAAAAATTCAAAAACACTTCCATTTTTAAAGTTATAGGTTAATAAAGATTTGTTGAATTGTTCATCGTTAAAGCGATTAGTCCATTTAAGTATTTTAAGAAAGTCTTTTAACGCTCCCCTACGTAAATGTGGTATAGATTCAGCTACTACGCTAATTTCTAAGTTAGGTTGTTGTATTGCTTTGTTTATTAAAACTGCTAAAATAGAATACGTTTTCGAAGCTGCCGTACCTCCTTGTATTATTTTAGTTCGTCTTTTTAAAGCAAGAACCTTATTCGTTGCTGTCGTTCTCTTGAACATCTGGAAATAATGGCTGTTCTAATATTGTTTGTTCTATTTGTTGTAATGGCGCACCATAACCGCTATCCATTAGTGCCTTATATGCTGCTACATCGCCTTCGCGTGCTTTTTTAATTAGCGCCAAAGTCATTAAATCTTCTTGCGACATTGTTTCTTCAGCACCCGTTAAAGGGTTTTTAAGCTTTTGATTTACCTCCAGCCAATACTTTGCTATTGTGCTTCTATTCTTTGCGCCTTTTGGTCTTCCGTTAGGGTTTCCGCTTTCGCCTTTTTGCCAACGTGGTTCTATATCTTTATTTGCCATTGTGATTGTTGTATTCTCGTTGTAAATAGAGCGTCGGGGTGGTATCGCACCCCTTCTTTAATCTGGAATGATTAACGCATTACTTTTATGCTTCCGACGCTTGTTGTTTTCGTTCTTGTAAAGTTACTTTTTTTCCTTTATACATACCCGCTCCTAATTCATCTATTTTTGAAAAAGGTAATATAGGAACTGTAATTTTACATTTTTTATCTATTAAGTAAATGTAGCGGAGTTGATACCCTATTAAAGGTTTTGCACCTTGTTTTTTTGCTTTTCCAGCGCTTAATCCAATTGCCTTATAATTTGAATTATTAAGTGTTTTGTCTGCAATTATTTTTCCGTTCCATTCAAGTATTGTTTTATTTTCTTTTACTCCAGTTAAACAAAAACCACTTGCTCTATATATTGTACCATCACCACATTGTGTTCCATCTGAATAACTTAATAACCATTTTATATGCGGCGCGTTTTTTTTAATTAATTTAATTGAAATTGAAATGCATCTACTTTCTGAATTTTTAGGCAAGTAATCATTAAAAGCCATTCTATTTAATTCTAACATTTCATTCCATTTCGTGTTTTCAACAAGTGGTAAAATTTTTCTTTTATCCATACTTGTACCATAACTTAAAACCCCGTGTAACTGTTCGTCTAAAAAACAGCCAAAATGCAATATAGAATTTGGAACTACCTTACCTGAATAGTGGTGTTTCTTTACAAACTCATTAGCAATCTTTGCGGGTATAACCTTAACTATTATTTCCTTTGCTCTGCCCATTGCATAATAATTAAATAAAGTGCGTTACCATTCGTGTTTTCGTTACCCATTGTTTCGCAATATTTATACTCTTCAGTTTCTTTAATATCTGCTATTGCGTTTTTAATTTGCTCCGCTTGTTCATCTGCTAAAGTAAAAGTCATTTGTTGAAACGGTGCTTTATTTCCATCAGGTAAACTAAATTCAGTTCCTAATTCATCAGCGTTTAAATCAAAACCCGGTAAGTCTAAACCCCAATTATCTAAACTTTCAACATCCCATTCATTTGCTAAACTATCCCAGTCCCATTCTCCAAAACCAACATTATCTTTAATTAAGAATTCGTTTTTTTGTTCCTCAGTCCATTCGTCTGCTACTATAATCGGTATTTCTTTTAATCCTATCTCTTTACAGGCTTTTAAACGCATATTACCACCTAAGACAACGTATTTACCGTCAACATCTGTAAAAACGATTAGAGGGCGTTTATTTAGCATATCAGGAAATTCTTGGATAGACTTAACTAACTTTTGGAATTTTCCGTCTTTTATTATTC